TTCGGAGCCATGCCGTCGCTTTGCGCTGACCAGACTTAAACGGATAGAGGCAAACAACGCAGTTCTTTCCGCTACCACCAGGCTCTAGTCTTAGCCCACCTTCCCCGCTTTGGTTCGCTCGTGTAACGGGGTTATTTAAGCATCAACCACCGACGTTCCGCATTGATGCCGATCCAATGAAAAAACCCTTTACGGCGGGGTTCAGGTCGTGGCTAGGAGAAGCGCAAGCAAAGTAAAGTCGCTTTCCTGACCAAAACCCCTGCGTAAAGGGTTTTACTTTGCTCGCACTCCGCCACAGAGCGACCTGTTTTTCACAGGCACAGCAATGCTAAAACACGCATTTGAAAATGTCAACGTATTTCCGTCATTTCATATCACTTCATTTCATTTCATTTCATATCAGAGGCTTTACCCTCCCTTCAAGGGTGGCTTCAAGGGTGGCTTCAAGGGTGGCTTCAAGGGTGGTTTTTCACGGGTTAGCGAGGGGGTGAAAAAACTATCAGTTTAAATGGTCAAAAATAATCTTTTTTATAGTCTATTGATTATTAAGCGAAAATAGTTGTTGACATACTGTTAAACACGCTTCAAAATGTCTCCACGGTCGAAACCTGAAGACCGGATGAAAAACAGGAGACAACATGAATTGTAATTGTGCTGTTTACAAGTTCCCGCACCGTCCTGGTAGCGGTGGATGCAAGATTCCCAAGTGTTCAGAGTGTGAATTTGGTCGCGTAGAAAAAGACCCGTTCGGAACGGGCGATAAACGATACACCGAAATTCACTGTTTAGCACTGAAATGCCCGTGGGGGAAGGAATGACTGACAAACAAGCAACAGCTCTCGGTAGTTTCTGCGGATTGGCTCAATACATCAAGGACAACCCGAACGCTATCTACTGGACTAGCAATTTCATTCAAGAACGAATGATTCAAATCTTAAACGACTACAAGGAAGAACAATGCAAGCAATCGCAGCAGCACTCGTAAAAGCCCAAAAAGAGTTCGGGCCAGCACTTAAAACCGCGACTAATCCACACTTCCGGTCTAAGTATGCGGCTCTGGATGCCTGTGTCGAAGCAGTAATTGACGCTTTGAACAATAACGGTATCTTCCTGATGCAATACACTCATCCTTGTGAAGACGGGGTTATTGTAGAGACAATGTTTATACATGAGTCTGGAGAGCATATGTCCGGCGGTCGTTTGCACGTTCCAGCTTCTAAGCAAGACCCGCAGGGCTACGGATCGGCTCTGACCTACGCTCGTCGTTACTCACTTCAAGCGGCCTGTGGTATCGCCCCTGAAGACGATGACGGTAACGCTGCTTCCAAGCCCAAACCGGAACCCAAGAAACCCGCTGCTGGAACTAGGGATAAAGAGACTTTGACGTTTGTTTTAGAGCTTTGCGAAAACTTGGCGGAAGTGCAAGAAGCATGGACAAAAATGACCCCCGATGAACGTCTGTTAGTAAATGACGTTAAAGACAAACTCAAGGCGACTCTCAAATGAGGGAAAAAAACGAACTCCAGGGGACTGGACAATGGCACTCAGAACGCACGGGGAAGCTCACAGCTTCTCGGATGAACGATGCCATGTCCTTCCTCAAGGGGAAGGCAGGGAAGGCTCCAGAGGAGTCTTCTAAGAGGTATGAATTGAAGAAGGAAATCCTTTTAGAAAGACTTACAAATAACATCGTTTCAAAGTATGTAAATGATGCGATGCAACATGGAATTGAGACAGAGCCATTGGCGAAGGAGACTTTTGAACAAAAGACAGGTATTCTTATTGAAGACGTAGGGTTTGTGAATCATCCTGTTATTGATAACTTTGGTTGTTCTCCAGATGGTTTTACGTCAGACGGTGGGTTGATTGAAGTTAAATGTCCTACAGAAAAGACGATGTTGGAATACATTTTAAAAGATGAGATTCCAGAGAATCACAAGAAGCAGATGTGCGTTCAGGCTTTGTGTACCAAACGAGACTTCATTCACTTTGTTGCGTTTGATAACAGACTACCTGAAGACATGCAGTTGTTTCACAAGATTTACACTCCAACAAAGGAGGAATTGAAGGAAGTAGAGTTAGCTGCGATCCAGTTCTTAGATGAAGTAGACGAGATGTTTTTCAAATTGACGCATAAATAGGAGTTTATATGGCATACGAAATGAAACCAGGCGAAGGTTCTGCTTTTCTCAACGAGAAAAAGGAGGACTGGCACGCAGACTTCCGAGGTAAAGTTGTTCTCCCAGACGGTAAGGTTTGTTATTTGGATGTTTATAAAAAGACCGACCGTAACGGAAACCCGTTCGTGCGTATGAAGATCGGGAAAGAAGTTCAAGGCCGCGGTGAGGCTCCTCCTGCGAAGGATAACGGTTCAATATTGACTATGAAAGATGAAATCCCTTGGTGAGCAATGAGATGAAAATCAACATTTGTGCGGATGTATTGCAAGATTTACTTGAAGCAGTAGAAGCCGCTATCCAAGCTGGTGATTGGAAGGTTGATGGTGCTTGTGACCCTGATTTAGCTATCAGACGAGCAAAAGAAACCTTGGCGCGGCCAGAGCAAGATCGCACATGGGTTGGGCTGACGGATGCTGAGATGGCTGAAATATGGGAAAACAGCGGTTGGTATGTTTCTATGTTTAAAGCCATCGAAGCCAAACTCAAGGAGAAGAACACATGACAGACCTAAGCAAAGCAAAGGCTTACACTAAACCTGGAGCTATCGTTCCGGTAAACATTCAAACCACTCAGTTATTGGTAGAAGCACTACGCAAAGCACCTGAGATGAGAACCGACAGACTGAGAGACTATCTAAAAGTTTTGTGTCAGGAGATCGAAACCGCAGCGTCTATGATCGAAGACAAAACTGTTTCGGAGTATCTTAAAAAACTTTCCGAGACTTACAAAGGCAAACTTTATGAATGAGAAACTTCAAAAGTCTTTGAGTTATCTAAAGAGCCGGAATATCTACATTTTAGATAATGTATTTAAACCTACTAACTCGGCCTCTACGGATGTTTCTGTTACGTTCGCCAGGTATCGCAGGGATGTATTGGATCAACCATTTCCTGCGGTTATTAGGAAGCGTAAATCTTAAGTCTGCGGAGGTGATTAAATGATTACCCCTGAGCAACTACGAAACTCAGCGCGGTTCGGCACACCGCTTCGGCCTGAAACATTGGAGTGGTTGGCGAATCAGCTTGAACGCGCCGAAGCTCTTGAGAAAGAAAATGACGCGCTGATTGCCGGACTACGGGAAATTGCAACTTGCGAATCAAAGGTAAAAGGCGACGTTGTTGATATTGCTAAATCAATTTTATGGAAGTATGACAGATGACCGCCGCAAAACTGCGCGAACTGGAAGCGAAGGCGACGAAAGGGCCGTGGTATTGCGCCGATTGGACGGAAGATGACGGCCCCAATAAAACGACGATTGAGGCGCACTCTAAGGAAGTTTTAAGCGCAGGACAGTCAAGTATTTGGCCTTATGGGATACAAAAAACATGCGTTGCAAAAACTTTTGAGGGATGTAACCCGTTACCTGATGCCGAGCTAATCGCATACCTCCGCAACCACGCGCAGGACTTCATCAAGCTGATTGAGGCGGCGAAAAGGCATTGCGTTAAACGGATGCTGGATGATGACCATGAGTTACGCCAAGCCCTTGCCGCGTTCAAGGAGAAATTGTGATTACTTTTAAAAATGTCGGAACGCAAACAGAAACAAGCATCACCGTTGATAGTGACGCCAATCTAGGCGTGGTTGTTGATGCCTTTATTAACTTCCTGCGCTGTTCCGGGTATGAATGTGATGCTCAGTCGATCAAGGATTTGCTGGAGGAGCAACCATGAAATCACGGATTGAGAAATTGGCGGGTGTGAGATTGCGCAAAAGCTGATAATGTGAGTAAGCGGGCGTATTCCAATCGGCAGAGAAAAGAGACTTAAAATCTCTAAAGTGTGAGTTCGAATCTCACCGCCCGCACCAATTAACCAAAAAGAAGCCCCTCACTCGGAGGGGCAAAACGGGAGGGCAACGAAGCTATGAAGACTGTACCAAAAAAAACGGTTCAAGACATCATAAAAGAACACTACACAAGACAGGATCAACGAAACTATAAAGGTAAACCATGCTTACTTATGGAAGTCTGGACTACTTATGAAGTGGGAACTGAGATACCTGGAGATGGCGAAGCTAGTATCGACTTGGAGCAAAGACCCGTCAACTAAAGTAGGAGCTGTAATTGTCGATTCAGACAATACTGTTATATCAGTAGGTTTTAATGGTCTTCCAAGACGAATACAAGATACAGATCAAAGGTTAAACAACAGAGATATTAAGTTAAAGATGATTATCCATGCGGAGATTAACGCAATAATCACCGCAAAAAGACCTCTTAATGGAACAACAATCTACACTTATCCGTTTATGTCTTGCTCTCAATGTGCGGGCCTTATTATTCAATCAGGTATTTGTAGGCATATTTCCTACAAAACAAACAATGAGAGATGGAAGGATTCTTTTGATTTAGCTTTAGAGATGTTTGACGAAGCAAGAGTGATAGTTAATCTACTGGAGGAACAATGAAACTTACTTACGAAGACATTGAAATAATCCGAGATACTTTGGTTTTGTCTAAATTCCTAGATCCTGAAGAAGCCAATACCTTGTGTGATATGGCTTCCAGGTGTCTTGATTTGGAGTATGAATTTACACCTCGATCACCTCACCACGGAACTCAAACGAATCCTCGTCAAACTTGAGAGCTAATTCTGGCTGCAACAGGATTCCATTCTTATAAGTTAAAACAGCGAATCCTGACTGCCAGCATACCTTACGTCCCTCAAGATAATTAACAAATTGCGGATCACGAGATGAGTCTGCGGTCATTCCATGCCTTACACCATACCTACGCCCTTTCCTATCGTCGTATGCTACAACATCAGCTCTGTGGTCGTGGCCTGTAACGATATTCACACCAGACTTTAGGGTATTGTTGTATCCGGCGTGAATTCCACCGTTTTCCCTGTGTCTGATTTCCGTATGGCTTTGCTGGCCTTCGTTTACAGTAACAAACCAAGCAGGTGTCCACTCAGGGATATGGTCTTTAAGGTGTACGCCTTTTAAGTTCCTCAACTCAGGTAGGTTCGCAGCAATCCTACTTTCCATCCTTAAATCGTGATTACCTGCCGTCCAGATTCTCTTTGAGTTGGGAGAGGCTTCTAAAATCTCCTTAGACCTGTCCTGGACTGCCTCTATTTCCTCCGCGACGGAAGGTTTAGACTCCCATCCAATAGACGGAAACCGGCTAATAGAAGACCCGTCAAAAGCATCACCATTCCAGATTAAAGCAAACGGTTTTAACTTTTTGGCTAAGTAAACAAAAGCCCTGTGCATAACAGGAATGTTATCCGGCCAGTAATGTTGATCTCCGGCTACTAGAATAATCCCGTTCTTTACTTTTAACTTAACCTCAACGCGGTCAGCAGTGACTAACATTGACTGGTCGTATTTTTTCCTATGAAGCACATCTACTGTAGGAAGAACTATCCCCAGTCTTTTTTCTATACGCCTACGTCTTGACCGCACATTTGCTTCATGCGAATCAAGATGTTTTGCGACCTCTGAAGTAGATTTATATTTATTCCATATTTCAACGAATTCTTTATCACTACATGGTTTCTTCATATGCCACCGTTCCATCCCATTTCTTTGCAAACTATCTCAGCAAGAGCCTCAAAGTTCGCGTCGTGTAAGTGATGATCGCAGTCCGCGTTTTGTTCTAGCGCAGCATGGATCATTTCATGTGCGACTATCTTTAATACTTGTTCGATTGTTTTTGCTTTTTTATTTACTACTAAGACTTGATCCGGCCAGTAATAAAGCCCCCAAAACCTATCCATGTTGAGAGCTTTAAACCTTACTTTAACAGGAAGTCGTATGTCTTTGAAAGCAGTCTTTTTTAGAAGATTGTAAGACGCTTTAATAGACTGTTCAGTAACAAGCATGTTACCCCATTAGATATATACTTCGCTCATCTTTGCGTCTTTTAACTAAACCAGGCAGTTCCCGACCACCGGCTTTAGTCCACATCATAAACGAATTTGCCGCGCCCTCAAAATCACCCCGATTATGTTTCATCCTGATACTAGACCTTTGTAAATTCCCAAGTCCTACGTTAAAACTAAAGGAAACCAACGCATCAAAGCGAGACTGAGTAAGATAATTAGGGCACAGTCTAAGAACACCCCTCTCAAAACGCTGTAAATCGTCTTTAAGCAGCTTGTCCACTTCATCTGGTGTCAGTACCCTATCCCAACCCTCCGGTATCGCCAGAGCCTTCCTATCCTCGAATTTGACGGATATATGCGAAGGATCTATTACGTGCCCAACCCCGACAGTCCAAAGTAATGCAGGGCAACGGTATGGTTTTAACCTTATTCCCTCGTGATGCTTAATAACCTCAATGGCACTAGGGCTTACTTTCATTTTTTTAATTTACAGTTGTCAAAATGATACCTTCGCATATTTCCACCGCCGCCAGAAATATAACAGTATGGGCAAACTACAATTTTTCGTTTTCCCTTACATGCGGCGCTTAAGACTTTTGAATAATTTGGATTTGCGTTTCGTTTTGCTGCGCCAATTACATAATTTTCTTTAATTCTAGGAGCCTTTCCTCCGGTATGATCTATTGCTACATTATATAAATCATCACCAATCCAACATTCAAGAGCAGCGGTTTCAAGTTCTCTAGCCTCTTGTTCGGTTTCAGTTATTTTTAATATTTTAAATTCAAAACATTCAACGCCGTATTTACGAGCATCTTCCTCATATCTTTGTTTGTGTAAAAAATTCAATGTTTTTATATAACATTTATGACTAGCAAGACGCCGCTCAACATTTATACTGCTACCAATGTATGCTTTTCTTGTAACTTTATTTATTACAGCATAAACACCTATCGTCATTTTTGAAATGCCCTTGTTCCAAAATGGAACGCAATAACTGATGCCCATATTGTTTGAGTTTCATCATCCCAAAGCTGGTCTAGGACAACGGTAAACTCAACTCCATGTTTTAAGGCATAGAAGAATCCGGCAATCTCAACAAAGCAAAACAGCATGAAAAGCCCGTAAGTAATCGCAGGACGGACTGAGGCGCGGAGATTGATAACCCATTGGCTTGCACCTTTACCGATCTCAATATCGTGTTTATAGATAGACTCACGTTCCTGTACGGCAGTCTGTAAAGCAATCTGATCGGTACGGATTTCCTCGACTTTCTGTTGAGACAAGAAACCTAATTTCATAGCCTCTAACTCTTTCTCCCTTTGAATCTGAGCAAGAGCTAACTCATGCTTTTTGTCTGACTTATCCTGGAAGAAATCTAATAGTTTAGGAAGTCCACCGGCTAAAAAAGAAGTAAGAGTAGAAATTAAGGTAATCATTGTCTATCTCGCTTATTTATCAATTCAAATAATGTTCTAATTTTTTCTTCCAAGACCGCCACTCTTAAATCCAATTTTGCAAGAACAATAATCAAAGTAATGATCGCCAGTAATATAGGCCATCCCTTTGTAAGAATCTCAAAAGTATCCATTATTTGATTGTTCTTTTGCGTTTTTGTTTTGTTTTATTGCCAATCCTTGCCTTAACTCCAAGATACAGATAAAAGTAAGCAATAATCGCAATACCCAAGTCTTTAAGAATCCACAAAGGTAGATCAGAATCGTGCGGCGAAACGCCAGTGGTAAGGAATTCAATGTTTCTAAATGCCTGACAAACCAAACCAACTACTGCAACAATCAAACCTACCTTATGCCAAGCTGGATATAACCGCATCCTCTCTGATAAGGCTCCAACAAAAATAATAAGAGCAGCGGTTAAATCAACAACAGTAGCTAGAAAGAATAATCCAGTCATTTACGCTTCCTTCTGACAACAGGCTTTTTACCTTTCAATTCTTGCGCTACTTGTAAGATGTCTTGGCCTTCTCTTTTGTCGAAGAAGTTGGCGATAAGTGAGATAACACCGACAGACAGAACACCGATACAATAACCAATACCCAAAGCAGTATCCGCTTCATTGATGTTTACCCCTAGTTGATTAGCAACAACACCACCTAGAGCAAAAGCGGCAGCAACGGAGATACCGCCAATTATTGCGCCAGCAGCAAGTTTCCCATGTTGATGTAATTTCTTTGGTTGCCAAAAAAACGAGATAGATAAACCACCAAAAAAACCAGCAATACCTGTTAATAATTTACCAACAGATAAACTTCCAGCAATGCCTGATATTGGTTCTGCCATGATAAGTCTCTATTTAAAAGTAAGTCCACGCACATCAAATTGGTCTGTTGGAATATTAAGTTTTCGAGAGCTATCTTCAGAGAAAACATTAGCCAATGGCTCAACAACTAACTTGGTAAATCCAGATGGGGAAATTACAGAATCTTTTGCTTTTGAAAGCATAGAAACTGCTTTTGCACCTTTCGGATCAAGAACTGCTTTTGCTAACTGACGCTGGCTTAAAATAATAGATCCGCCGACGATTGCAGCAGAACCAAAATTCTCCCTAACCTTTTGTTGTTGCTCTGGAGTAAGCGCAAAATAATAACCAGTTCCTAATGTAACCGCTGGAACAGCAACGCCACGAATTGCTGTTGCGGCTTGCATTTGAAGTCCGGCAGATGTCTTAAAGTTTAAATCACCAGCTTTTGCGGCAGCGGCCATGTCTTTAATGGCTTTGTCTTGCGGAGTATTCGCCATCAAAATGTCATAAGTGTTTTTAACCTTAGAGCCTTTTTTATCCAATTCTTCCGCTAATTTAACAATGCCTTCAGGAGAGCTAATCATTGATTCAATATATCCATACCTAAGAGCATCTAAAACCTTGCTAGAAGGTTGTTTTGTCAACGCTCCAGCAGAAGCAACAGATTTATATAAGTCTAAAACAGGAGTTTCATTTCCAGCTTTAAACAAATATGATCCAACTTCTTCTGGATTCTTGGCTAATGCCTCAACAATAGAATCAGTCTTTAAACCCTGGATGCCTTCACGATAGGTTTTAGTTACATCAATGTATTTTTTATAAGTAGACGGATCTAATGTCTTATTTAAAACTAATTGCTTTGCAGACATATCCATTGCACTGTCTAGCTTGTCAATCAGAGCAGTAATTGTTTCCGATGCCCTGGAGTCTTTTTCAGATGCAACGGCAGATGCGTACTTATCACGATTCTCAGCAAGATACCGCGATCTAATGTTATGTAAAGTAGGAATATCTAACGTATTAGGAAGATTCTTGATTTCGTTAAGAATGGTTTTTTGACCAGACGTTAATGCTGCTGGTTGTTTTAATTGTTCATCAACCCATTTCTTAACGCCAAACGTGGATACTTTTGAGTCAACATCTGCAAAAATATCTTTATAAATAGGGTCTACCGCCTTGCTTAATTGGTCTTGTCCCTGCTTGATAAAGTTTTGCAAAATCTCGCCCGAAGCTCTTTGCGATGAAATATTGGTTCGCAAGGCATAATCAAATTCAGGAGATTTAACAAGAGACTTCAGAATGTCTGAAGATCCACTCATAAGGGCATCGTTTATTTCTTTTTGCTTTGCTTCAAACAATCCGCGAGTGATAGGAGTGTTTGTATATTGTTCTATTGCGCTTAAAACATTACTACCAGTTCTTTGAGCAACAGGTAGAGATGCTCCATATTGTTCAAGGAACTTTTGTGCGGCCTTAGTAGCGTCTGGAACGTCTTTGTTTGTAAATCCAAGAGCATCAGATCCAAATCGAAGTGTTTTGCCTAATCCTTTTAATACGAGATTTCCGCCCAAATCCCAGGCAGCTTCTTCAATTCCAGCCTCCGTAATTCTAGGAACTGAAACCGGCTCTTTACGGAGCTTTTGTTCAAGAAATTCACCGGCTGCACCTCCTACTAAAGCGCCCTGTGAGCTTCCAAGCATTGCGCCTGGAATACCACCTGGAGCACCAGCAATCCCTCCAGCAACAGCACCAACCAATCCGCCCAATTCTTGTCCACCCAATAAAGCTCTTGGACGATATGTCGGAGACATAACGGAAACAGACTGATCTTCTTCTACGGCGGTAGGCGTTTGCGGTCTAAAGACTTTATCATCAAAAGTCATTCCGCTTGTGTCAAACATATCAGCCATTATTTAACTCCAAGCTCACGTTTCAGAGAATCAAACTCATCTTTTTCTGCGCTACTTCCGCCACCCTGCTTAGTAAATTTATTATACAAATCTTGCAGTCTATTAAATTTATTTTGAAATTCAACACGTTGATCTGCCGAATTAAATCCAATAAGACTACCTTTTTGAGAACGATAATCTTTTGCTTTGTTATAAGCATATTCATTCTCAGCAAGATCGGTTCTTAACAAATTAACCAAACGAGTAATTGTTTCTGGCTGCTGTAATGATGTAGGAGCAGTTTTTTCAAGCCTATCCAATTCTTTTGCGGCAAGTGAGCCAGGAAAGTTTTTAACAAGCGGGAATACATATCTAGTACTCATCGCGTTAATAAGTTCAGTATTAGATGCAGCTTTCTTTAAATCATCTCCAATGGAGACACCAAGTCCATCCATTGCTTTAATAATAGAAGTTTTGGTATCTGCAAAAGAGCCAGTAAACGCATTTTTCAAAGCATTGTTTAATGTATCTAAATTACGCTTTGATGAAACTCCAGCGGCAACGGAAGTGGCTAATTCATCATAATTTTTTGCTGTAAACTTTCCAGTTTCCTCGCCTTCTTTTTTAAGCGCCGGAGCCAACGCTTGCCCAAGCATCCCAAAGCCACCCTTCAATCCCTCTCCAATTTCTTGACCAATGCTTTTTTTCTCAACAAGAACTAAATCTTCAACATTTTTTGAGTCACGATATTTTGCAACGCTAGACGGAGTATATTTACCGCTAATAATTAACTGTTCTACAGTATCTTTTTGAGGCTTTTCAACAAGTTTAAGATCAGCAATATTTCCGCTTTCACGATAAGCAGCTAAACTTTCTGGAGTATATTTACCAGAAGAAACTAGTTGATTAAACGGATCTGCTGCTTGACGCTCACGCAATTTCTGAGCAATAGACGCTCGATTTAAAGCAGTATCAGATGCTTGTTTAGATAAGGCGGAAGCAAGCCTAGCATTACCCATCTCAGAGGCCATCCTAGCGCCTTGAGCAAGTGACTCAGGATCATTGGGATCAACATTACGAAGAATCTGCTGCTGTTGAGCAATCATCTTTAACTGCGGGTCTTCTACACCTAACAAAGTGCCAATCCCGCGACCAAGACCCATGCCAGCGGAATAGAATCCAGCAGACGCTTGTTGTAAAGGACTGAGTTGAGCAAACTGCATTGCTGCCTTCTGATCGGCTTCAGCCTGAGAACGCTGATACATCTCAGGAGTAAGACCGAATAAACCGCCTATGATTGAGTCTTGTGCCATGATTACTCCAATCCGCCGAGGGCGAGAGGATTGTAACTTCCACCAGAAAAGTCACTTACATAAGGATTTCCAGGCATACTTGGTAAGTATGAATACGGATCAAAACCTCCAATAGTAGGTGCTGCTCCAGTAGAGCCTCCACCAAACCCACCATATCCACTAGCAGTCCTACCTAAACCTTGAAGGAAACCACCCATCGGGCTTAACTCATTTGCTCTTTGAAGTGTTTGCGCTGCACCCAATCCACCTTGTAATAAAGCATTAGCAGCATTAGGACTTGCAATCTTTCCACCTAACGCAGCACCAATCGTAAGCGGTTCCATACCAAGTTGCTCAATAGAGCCAGCAGTTCCAAGACCAGTGGTAAACGGAGCATACGCACCAGTAAGACCTTGACCGTAACCACCAAGCAATCCCGCACCGGTTCCAAAAAGACCTGCTCCAAAGGCAGTCTGTTGCTGACCGGCTTGCATGGCTTGAGCAGCTAACTGAGCGTCTTGTTGGGCTAATGCGTTGTAGTAGGCTTCCATCTCAGGAGAGGCCGCACCAAGACCAGCAGCACCGCTAGGACGGGCAGAAGTACCGCCTACGGCTAACCCACCCCGACCAGTCTGGAATAACCGGTTTTGCAGTTGAGCAAGTTGGCGCTCTCTGGAAGGCGCTAAAAGCTCTTGTTGCTGTGCAATATACCGTTGGGCTGCTTGTTGTGGAGACTCCGCGAGATATTGTTGGCCTAATCCAAATAAGCCAGTAGCGGCGGTCTGTAACGGGGCGTAAAGACCTGGGGCTTGTTCAGCAAACCCAAGACCCTGACCCGTAAGAGCCATAATCCTATCTTGATAGGCTTTAAGCTCAGGAGAGACTGTATATCCCGCAGAGGATACTCGCCCAGTCGTAGGATCGTACCCAAATTGGGATTGACCGAACCTAGTCGTAATCCCAATAGGACGGAACCGCGCTTCTTCAGCGGCGATCCTTGCGGCTTCAAGTTGAGCTTCAGCAGATGTTCTGGCAGCAGATTCAGCCGCAGACGCTTGCTTTTTTGCTCCCATATACCCCAAGACGGGGCCGACAATATCACCCATAATTTTCTCTCCAGAGATACAGCTTTCTAGTTATTCCATCTAAACATTTGTGATTCTCAACTACCTCAAAACCTGTAATCAAAGACCATTTATACATCTTTTCATCGTCTATAAACGGCATTGCGTATATATCTTGTTTCTGGTTTCCAGCCCAATCATTCCAATCTTTAACAAACTCTTTCTTTATCTTTTTTGTCCATTTAAATACATCCATGTGGACAAATAACAAACCATTTACGTCTTCTGTGTAGATAATGTAATCATCAGTTTTAATTACAGGTATCTTCAAGCAGTCCGTTTCCACATGTAAACAGTAATGTATGGTTGATAATTAGCATTTGTGCCACTTGAACCAGTTGTACTGATTGCCACGCTAATGCCAGTTGTACTTGTGCCTGTTGCATTTGCTGTTGCTGTTCCATCATCTGACAGACCTACCCCACCTGTTTGCAAAGTGCGCTGATTACCACTATCGACTTGGTGCGAGTGCCCTGCATCAGTAACAGTTGCGGTGTGAGTGTGGCTGACAATGATTGCATCAGCACTACCGCCCGTTTCTTCAGCAGCGTCAAACAACGCATTGGTTGAGTCAAAACCAACGGGTACGCGACCAGCGCCAAAGGCCGTCCAAGTGCCAAATCCAAATAAAGTTGCTGGGTTTGTTGCGTTAGTAGCGTTTGTATAAATAGAACCAACAGGATACAAGGCTTGCAAAGCTGCTTGAACGAAAGCAGTTGTAGCTAAAGAAGTATCGTTATCACCGTAAGACTGAGTAACACCAACAGCACCAGAAGGAAGCGTTACGGTTCCGGTAAACGTAGGGCTTGCCGTGTCTGCTTTTGTAGATATAGCAGTAGCAATATTATTGAACTCTGTGTCAATCTCAGTACCTTTGACGATTTTATTAACATCGCCAGAAGATAGAGAATCTTTTGTTGCGAAATTCGTGCTTTTAACATAATTTGACATGATTGTTCCTAGCTAAGTTTTCCGTTCTTGGCTTGAATCTCTATCTTCTGAATACTTAACGCTGCTCCGTTAATATCTGACTCGTAACCTGTTTGAACTAATTTACCTGTTCCAGTACCAGATACGGTTAATGTCTGAATAAGTTGTCCATTACTGTAATACGCAACAGGTGATCCATTTGCACCATATTCAGCAACACCGTATTCAGAAATACCTTGGGTTGGAATTTGTGCGTTATCTGAGAGGTAATTACTACTTAAATCAAATGCCCACTTAAAAGTGACGTATTGATTGGTTCCACCAATAACAACAATCGAGATTCTTTTAAGTACAGAGGTCTGAGATACGTTACCTAAGTCTGCGTAGTTAGTGTAATACTGCATCCTGTATGAAGAACCGTCATCCTGGTATCCGGTGTATTTCATTACATAACCAGTCTTACCTAATAACAGATCGCCATTCGCTTTAGAGTAAAGAGCTTTAGGGTCGATAGAGTTCCAAACAGTAACCCTGGAGGAACCGTCTTGTAACTGACCTCTAGTATCAAAACAATAAATTTGTTTTACTGAAGGTAAAGTAATCAGATAAAAAGCGTTTCTCTCAGAGAATACAGACTTAATCTTTGTTAAATCTTCACCTGAGACAATATTCATCAAGTCATTTCGCACATTCTTTGAAAGATCGCGGAATGGAAGTGACTTTTCTTGAATGGTTCTAAGTAAGGAACGAATACCAGTGTTTGATAAAAACAACACATCAGTACCAATAGACTTAACGCTGTCTCTAGCGATACATCCTGTACCTATGATTGCGTCATCAATAACCAAGTCAGCAGGAGTCGTGGCGTTTTTATAGACAAGAATCTGATTCTTGCCAAAGATAAATAAGTATCCGTTATGAGATGCAAGAGCTTGGATTTCATCTACACCCTCACCCCAAACCCTAGATACATCAAGACTTCCTGCGGTTCCGGTATCCCAAATGTGTCCAGCAAGAAGATCAGAGAACGAAAGCGTAACTTTATTAGTAGAGGTATTAGCCACCCATAATCTACCGTAAGCACTTAATGCGATATTCGCACTAGGGACAGTACCAGAGTATCCGGTCTTTTCAGAGACTCTGCGATACGTTGTATTACTTACAGTAGGATCGTATATTAACGGGTCATGTCCTGTCTGAAAAAAGTATGCGATATTGTTTAATGTCGCAATACTCCAGTTATTCGCAGTAATGGTAGGGGCAGAACCACCGCCGCCGTAAGTAAGCTCAACGACGACATTACTTGAATTAAGTTTGAATAACTTATTATTCGCAGCAAATAAAACAGTTGACGTACCATCAGATTCAATAAGTTCGTGTAATGCTTGAACTTCGTTAGAACCTAAAGAACCAGAACTGGAGTTTACCTTTGTATAACCTTTTCTTGATCCAATACGGCCATATTGGTCAATAATACAATTCGTCGCATTTAGAGCAAAACCAGAAGCTAAGTCTAAAGGAGAGTCTTGGGTATTTAATCCGAAAAACCCTGGGGCTGCGATAGCAAAGATTTGAAGTGGTTGCGCCATTAGATAGCAATAAACTCTTGAGATTCAGGATAACGAGTAGCTTCTAAAGCAATGTAATCTGACAGCATCTGTCTATAAATAGCATAAGCCTCAGAACTGTTAAGTCCACCGTCCTCACCACGTTCTACTAAAGCCCTAGCGTATGCGTTTTGAATTACAAGATCGTCAGATACTTTAATAACAGTAGAATCTGAGGACAGTTCAGCTTGAGGGATAATCAGCGAGAATTTAAGTGAGTAAGCACTATCTGGAACAGGGAATACGTTTACTTTCGTGTCGTAACTACCGTCTACACCGTTAAAAGCGTAATAAATAGGGATGTTCTGAGCAGGAGTTCCAAAGCTCAAATACCGGTTCATCTCAGCAAATGAGATATTTTGCAAAGGGATTTCAGACGTTACGTTAATTGCATCGGATACGCGGAATTTATTACCGCTTCCAGTAACAGAATATGCACTAACTCCCGCAGAGGTAGTTACTGTTACGTTGGAAAATAATGCGTTCCAATTAAAGGCATCCTCTATTTGTCGTTTTGCATCATTTACAAATCGACCAATAAGAGTAGAGTAAGACGTTTGAGTAACGGTGGATACCTGGACTTCACGGAGCCTGACCAGAACATCATTAACCGCTTGTAAATATGTTTTGCTCATTCTCTTTGATTTCCTTTAAGAAGAAACGTCAAAATCACGGTAAACGTGCTACCGGCTTCTGGCGTAACTCTGACTTGATCGCCTTCCTCAAGCACTACTAAAGCATTGCCATCTAGCGTTAAATAATCTTTAGAACTAAAATTGTACTGATTAAGAATGTCGTAAGTCAGCGCAGCACTAGAGTCATACCAAGTAAGTGTTAAATGCTTGGTAGAACCAGAAGTGTTGTGCATATAGGAAAGATTCCATAGCGCACGATACCCCGTCGGCACCGTGTACAGTGTCGATGTAGATCCTGCTGTTGGGGTTGCGCCTACAGAATATTCCCGCATCAGAAATCCTTAAATATCAGTAAGGAGGCCCGATGCGGGTTGTCACCTAGAGGTTTTGCAGAGAATACCATAAATCAAAAGGAAATCACCACTTAACCTTTGAGCTCCACCAACCCGCAGATAATTTACCTTTTGCAATGTTTTCGGCGTGTCTCGCTTTGAACGATTTCCGTCGAGCTTTATCTGCTTCCGACTCCCCAGGTCTTGCAGGAGAGCCAGATACACCTTGTTGACCAAAACGAATCAATTTAACAGTATCACCAGATTTAGCTAAAACAGCATGGCTTTTAGTTGGGTGATTTGGAGTCCTCTTTGGTTTGTTAAATCCAGAGAAAGACTCTTTGCCACGCTTAATCATTTGAGGCCTCGTTTTGCTGTCTTTTTAGCGGCTTTAAAAGCGGCGGCAGTAGGAGCGCCTTTAGTTCCAGGCTTACGCATCTTTTCACCACTACCGGCTTTGATCCTTGCTTTTTTGGCATGGATATTTGCGTAAAGACCCTTCATTTCTTTTTCCTAGCCATTCCAGCCTCAGAAAGCGCAATAGCTACAGCTTGTTTCTTAGATTTAACAACTGGGCCTTTCTTTCCAGAATGTAGACTTCCAGCCTTATACTCACGCATTACTTTAGCTACTTTCTTCTGACCTTTCGTTGCTTTCATATTTGCCTTTCGTTATAGGGCCACCGACTAACCAGGCATTGCAAGTGCGGTCGGCAGCACACTTGAAATGGAACAGTTCACAGTAACCCAATTTAGCGGTTTCAATTACCTGTTCTTCGTATTCCATAGGGCTTTTTTCTTCGCCTTCCATGCCATTTTTAATACATTCCAGCATCTCAGGAGTTTGAATAAAAGCAGCGCAGTTCCCACACCGCATAGTCTTAACTTGATCGGTGGGAGAATTGTACATTTTGGCCTTTTTTAACCAAAACGCATCGTTAGGTTCATTAGGATTTGCAGGGCCATAACCATACTCTTTAAAAGCATGATTCCTGTTTTTAAGGTTAATTCCTACGTCTTGAGTCGCAATAGGACACTGAGCGCCAAACAATCCATTTTCCATAATTAACTCGTTTTTCTCGGTCGGCCAACTTTAACTTTAGGAGCTAAAAAAGGGATATTTACCCTTTCCTGTGGTTCTTCCTTTTCTTCATCAATACGGACATAACCGGCGTGTCCTTTCATTGATTCAATGTCGTGCGGTAAAACAAACTCAACTGTATTGCCACTTTGTAGACATTTATAAAGTGCCATATTTCCCTCTCAAAAGAAGGAAGGGCTACCTTTCGATAGCCCCTCCAACTAATTACGCCGGAACAGCCAGAGCGTAGGCGGAGCTAGAAGTAGCCACACCAGAGCTTGCCGACGTACGCATCGCCTTAACACCGTACAGGGTATCGGCGGTGTACAGCGTAGCCAGATATTCCTGTTTGTATTGGGTTTGCGAACGGATACCGACTTGCTCAACCAGAACC